CCGTGCGAGCGAAACTAGGACTAAAACAGATAGACCTAAAGTTTGGACTCCACCATCATCTCTGGATGCACCACCTGCGCCAGACGGATTTAGACATAGATGGATAAGAGCCGAGAGCGTTGGCTTCGATGATACGAAGAACGTTTCAGGCAAATTGAGATCTGGTTGGGAATTTGTTAGAGCGGATGAATATCCTGACTCTAATTACCCACAAGTCAAAGACGGAAAATACGCAGGAGTCATTGGAGTTGGCGGCCTAGTGCTGGCTAGGATACCCGAAGAGATCGCAAAATCTCGCGAAGAGTACTTTGCAAAAAGAACTCAAGACCGAGAAGAAGCTATTGCAAACGATCCTTTTAAGGAACAGCACCCAAGTATGCCCATCAGCAAAGATAGGCAAACTCGTGTAACTTTTGGTGGCTCAAAGAAAAACTAATTATTTAGTAATTCCTATCCAACAAAGTTTAAAATAAACTTAAGGAGAAAATAAATATGGCAAACTCAACAGTGGCCTTCGGTTTCAGACCGTTAGGCAAACTTGGTGGGAACCCAGCTGCAGGCGGACAAGATCAATATGTGATCGTGGACAACTACAGCTCGTCTATTTTCCAAGGAGACCTTGTTAAGCTAAACGTTACTGGTGGAGTTATCGTAGTTGATACTTCAGCTCTAACTAGTATTTTTGGCGTATTCAATGGTTGCCTGGTAGAATCAGACCCATCGACAAAAAAACCAAAATGGTCAAATTTTTATGCACAAACGAATATCACTCAAGGTGAAATTCAGGCGTACGTAATAAATGACCCTAACCAATTGTACCTCGTTAAATCTACAGGAACTGCTTTAGGAACTACTGCGGTTGGAACTAGCTTTGATCAAGTGTATGCAGCAGGTAATACCAACAATGGTATTTCTGGTGCTTATATAGATCTTGGAACTTCAGCCACGTCAGCTAATGGGCAATTAACTGTGGTGAATACTTCACCATTCATAGGTAACGAAGAGACTGTAACAAATGAAGATTTCATTGTTAAATTGTCTCCAGGTCAACAATTACTATAACAGGAGAATAAACTATGGCTATATCACGATCACAACTAGTTAAGGAACTAGAACCAGGTTTAAACGCTCTGTTTGGACTTGAATATAAACGTTATGACAGCGAACACGAAGAAATCTTCGTAAAAGAAACATCTGACAGAGCTTTTGAAGAAGAAGTTATGTTATCAGGTTTCGGAAACGCTGCCATCAAAGCGGAAGGATCTGGTGTCAACTACGATCAGGCACAAGAAACTTTCACTGCAAGGTATACGCATAATACTATTGCTTTAGCATTCGCGATCACTGAAGAAGCGATCGAGGACAATTTGTATGATAGACTAGCGTCTAGATATACAAAAGCTTTAGCAAGATCTATGGCGAATACAAAGCAGGTAACTGCGGCTAACGTATTGAATAACGGATTCAGCACTTCCTTTTTAGGTGGTGACGGATCTCCTTTATTTTCTACGACTCACGCTACAATCTCTGGAACATTTAGAAATACGCTTTCAACACAAGCTGATTTAAATGAAACATCTTTAGAGCAGTCTTTAATTGACATCGCTGCTTTCACAGATGAAAGAGGTTTAAAAATTGCAGCTCAAGGAGTGAAATTAATCATCCCTTCTGAACAGCAATTTACTGCAGACAGATTAATGTCTTCTGCTGGTAGAGTTGGAACAGCTGACAATGATATCAATGCAATCAAAAACATGGGAATGATTCCACAAGGTTATGTTGTGAACCATTACTTAACTGATTCTGATGCATTCTTTATCATGACAGATGTACCAAATGGCTTAAAGTACTTTGAAAGATCACCAATTAGAACTTCTATGGAAGGTGACTTTGAAACTGGTAACGTAAGATACAAAGCTAGAGAAAGATACAGCTTCGGCTTTTCTGACCCTAGAGGTGCATTCGGTTCATCAGGAGCATAAGAACTTTTTTTTATGGGGCGAGCTTGACTCGCCCTGTAAATCAATATAAAGACATCCGTGAGAAGATGACCTACCTAATAAAAGTATTTACAAACGGCATGAAAATCCAATTTACATTGGAATCTGAACCCATAAACACTACAGAATCTTTACATCAGAAAGTACTTGACTTTCTGGGAAAAACAAGTAAAGAGCAATTAGAAAAAATGATTAGTCATAAACAGATTAGTAATTTTTTCTATATAACCTATGAGGAGGTTGAACGTGACATCATTGTCCCAATCGCTTCTGGCCAAGAAAATAGACTTGGAGTCACAGTGGAACAGGTCTTATCTTGAACAGGGAAAACTAACTACTGATATGCAGTGGTTGGAAGTGGAGTTGAAGGAAGTCAAAAGACAAATTCTTCAACAGGATCTTGAAGCCGCTAGACAAGAGAATAACCTTGTTTTAAGCGAAGAAGAAGATCCAGCATTTATAGCTAGTTAAACTAGTTATATAATTGGAATAAAAGCGAGAAAAACATAAGCCATCCCTTGCTCTTTTTAAAAAATTAAGCTATATTTATAGAACTATATATTAACTTCTGATCTAGACGCATATAGTCGACGGCCTAGAGACTAGATTGGAATAACTAGGAGAACATAACTATGGCAAATACAACTTTTTCAGGTCCAGTAATATCCAAAAATGGATTTATCAGTACAGGACCAGGAAACATTAAAACATTAAACACAAGCACAGCGCTAACTGTTGCGGATCATGCAGGAAGAATTGTAATTAACAATTCTGCAGGTGCAGTAACTTTTACATTACCGGCGCTTAACGCTACAGCTAACGCTGAAGTTGCAGGTCCTACAGACTACAACAATTTAAATAACCTTGGTGCATCTTTTGAAATTTTTGCATCTATTACAAAAACAGGAAATTTAATTGTACAAGTAGCTAACGCAAATGATGTTATGGTTGGAGGTGCAAAATTTATTGATGACACTTCTGATAACATGGTAGGTTTTGAAACAGTAGCAGCATCTGACACTATTACTTTAAATGGTAGTACTACAGGTGGTGTAACTTATTCTAAAATAACTTGCACAGCTATTAGTTCTACTCAATGGAAAGTTAATGTTGATACTGGATGTACAGGTACACCAGCTACTCCATTTAGTGCTGCGGTATAATAATTAATTTTTAAGGAGCTCGAAAGAGCTCCTTAATATAAGGAGATAAAATGAAATCAGATGTAAAACCAGTCGTTACAAGTTCCACAAATGCAGTATTTTTTACTGGACCTACAAGACTTCGTGGATATATGATTCAATCAACAGGAAGTTCTGGAACTGCAATTATTAATGGATTAGCAAATGCTACAACTGTTAGTTCTTCAACTAACACACAAGTTTTTATTAGTGTTTCAGTTGGTGCAGGACAAACAGAAACATTAAATATTCCTGAAGATGGTGTTCTATATGCTACAAGAAATGGTACAGCAATTATTGATGGAATTGGTGTAACAGCAAACAGTAGTGCTTTAAACGTTACGTTATTTATAGACAAGTAGGAGAGTAGATGGCTACTTCCGGAACTACAAGTTTCAATCTTGAACTAGATGAGCTTTTTGATGAAGCTTATGGACGTGTAGGTATTGGAACAGCTAGATCCGGTAATCATTTAAAAACAGCAAGAAGAAATTTAAATATTTTATTATCTGAATGGGATAATAGAGGTGTTCATTTATGGAAAGTAAAATTAGCCGCGATCCCTTTAGTATTGGGCCAAGCTGAATATAACTTTACTACCGATCCAACAAATTATCCAAACGATATTAACGATGTATTAGAGGCCTATGTTAGAAATAATACTTCACCTAGTGCTTCATCGCCAACTGACACTTCATTAACTAAAATAGATAGATCTGCATATGCTGCATTACCTAATAAATTATCACAAGGAACACCTTCACAATATTATGTTCAACGAACAACAAGTCCAAGTGTATTTTTATATCAAACACCAGGATCAGGATTTTCTAGTTCATCAACACCAAGTAATTTTCAATTAAAATTTTATTATCTTGCAAGAATAGAAGATGGTGGAAGATATACAAATACTCCAGATGTTGTATTTAGATTTTTACCATGTTTAACTTCAGGACTAGCTTATTATTTAAGTATTACATACCGACCAGAAAAAACTGAAATGTTAAAATTAATTTATGAAGATGAATTACAAAGAGCTTTACAAGAAGACGGTCAACGCACCTCGTTATTTATATCACCAAAAACATTCTATGGAGATGGTGTATAATGACAACTTTTGCTACAGGTAAAAAAGCATACGCCATATCAGATCGATCTGGACAAAGGTTTCCGTATGATGAAATGGTAACCGAGTGGAATGGATCATTCGTTCACACTTCAGAATTATCAACGGCAGGTAGTTCTACTATTTTAGTTAATGAACCAGGTCATGAAAAAACGACAGGAAATAAAATTATATTTACAAATGTAAATGCGGTAAATGGATTTACTAATGCAATGTTAAATACAACACTTGGATTTTCATTAACAGTTTTAAATACTAATCAATATACAATCAACGGACAGACTCTCGCGGGCGCGAGCGGGAACTTTGGAGGGCAACCTTCGGTTGGTCCTTCAGCAGTTGCATTACCTAATAATGCTTTTTTAGTAACTGTAAATAGTTCAACTATACAAGTGAATCAACCTAGTCATGGTAAAACTACAGCAGATACAGTTAAATTTCAAAATTTAACAGTAGTTAATTCATTTTTAACTTCTTCAGGATTTCAACAATCAGTCTTAACAACGTCAACTGGATATAGTATAACAGTTGTTAATTTAGATAATTATCGTTTTAACGCATCGTCAGGAACTGGTTCATTAAATACAACCATTGGCGGTGGATCGGCGACAGCGGAGACAATATAATATGGCACTAACGTATTCACAATTAGTAACTCAAATTAGAAACTACACAGAAGTAGATAGTAATGGATTATCTGATTCTAC